AAGGCCTTAGGTGCATTAAACTTAATTGAATCTATATCTTCTTTATCTGCTCCAGAAAATGTTTTAATAAATCCTGTCGAAAGAGCAGCTGTTGCTCCAGAAAATCCCCCAATAGTAGCGTCAGTAGTAAACGATGATGCACCGTTCGCTTCAGCACCATTGGTCTTAATATAAGCTATGTCTACTACCTGACCTGTTGTTGGCTTACTACCTATAATACCATCTCCAAAGTATACTTCGTACTCACCGCCATATCCCTCTTGTAAGAAATACACACGAGAGTCAGATTTTACATCAAGGATGTTGTTAAAGTGGGTGTAGATCTCAGACGTTTCAGATGTAGCTGAATCCCGTACGGCAACAACAAGAGTAGAGGTATCAACTTTGTTTGTTGGTATTTTAAACTTCTGATTTTCTATTTGTCCGTTTACACGATAGGTAAACGTTTCGATCTCACCCTCAAAGATTGAAACATTTTCAAATACATAACGATTTAAAATATTCTTAGAAGTAATATAGGATTCGTTAGTTATAAAGGTAAATTGCTTAGATCCAATTAGACCAGAGAATACTGTTCCTCGGGGTATAGTTGCAAAGGTATTGGATCCCGCTGCGCCTATAACGGTAACATCAATTTTAGCCTCAGATGACTTTGAAGAAGCTGGTACATATCCTAGGCTTTTAGCATGAGATACTACATTCGCACGCATCTGTGCTGTATCTAAGAACGCCTCATTTGCATTAGTGTGAGCTAGTAAAGCATTATATTGGGTATTATATGCAAGGATATCAAGTAAGACTGCCATACCTGATCCATCGAAATCATAGTCAGCAAACTTATCTTGTCCTTGCAGATAAGCTTTTAGATTGACCTTAATCTGATCAAAGTCTAATTCAGTTACGTTCTTAATGTTCGCCATTATCGAATTCTCTCTAAGTAAATATCTATATCCACTAGATCAGGTACGTTTATTATAGAAACTTTTACAGAAACAAACACAGCATTTTCGTCAGACTTATCACTTATTGATATACCTGCAAGTGATACTCGAGGTTCATGAAAGCTAATAGTACGACTTATTGATTCCTGCATAGCTGCAACTGTAATTGGGGTAAAGTTTTCAAATAGCTGATCTGTAATAGCACAACCAATGGATGGCTGAAAAGGTCTTTCGCCATATCCTGTAAGAATAAGATTTCTTACAGAGTTCTTAATAGCAGCTATGTCTCGCAATGGTACCAGATCACCCAGGTTCGGATGGGGTTTAAATCGGAGATCAAGATCAGAGAAGTCACGTGAACGAGCAACAACTGAAGCTCGTGTAAGTTCTAAACTTTTATCTGATAGGATTTGATTACTCATAGTATCTATTTATGTCCTTTAGCCAATCGGTTTAGAGGTTGGTGTGCCCTGTTGGTTAGAAGTATGCTTATGATCCTTAAGAGATATCGAACCGGTCTTAACATCCGATGTAGATGTAATAATACCACCAGCATTGATTGTAGAACCCACAGTTTGTAGACCAGAGATAGCAACATTATTGTTAATCGATGTATTGCCAGATGCAGTTGTTGATTGTGCACCAGATATAGTCTCTGTTAATGCTCCTGATACTTCAAGAGTCATATCTTTTGCTATTGTCTGTGTAAAGTAATCCCCAGTAGTAAGAGTCATGTAAGTGCCTATACCCTGAGCTAAGTATTCTGTTATGTCCAGAGTCATAAAGCCTTCAATCTTCTCAATAACGTTCTTCTTAACCGTTTTAAACTCTGAGCCATGTATAACCTGGGTAGAGTCACCGTATATGTGCTCTTCCTTATTACCTTGTATCTCAGTGTTACAGTTACCTACAACAAAGAGATTGCAGTCACCCTCGACTGTAACACGGGATGTACCTTTTACATTTACATACTCATCACCCAGTGTTACTTCATAGTTGTCTTTAACAACCTTCAGTACACGTGATCCGTCTGGATGTATCTCATAGAATGTACCAGATCGGTGATGCTCTTTAATACGCTGATAGTCTGCAGTATCATCTACTTCGAATACGTGTCCTGACTCAGACTCTGTAACCTTATTAAACGGATATTGGGGTTTAGATGGTGAAGGCGGCTCGTCAAACTGAAATATGTTAACAGGATCGGTGTCCTCTTCTGCCTCTAATGCAAACGGTTCTGCCTTTGATTTAGATTCAACATATCCTAGATCGGTATTCGCATCTGAGTTAGCTACCTTACCTACTCGGATAGACTCCTGATTTAAATTGGCCTGTGTAGCTAATCCACGAGCAGCTTTATTAACATCAGACTCGTTTAAATAGTTTGTCTCTACATCATCTGTCTTCTTAGGGTAAAGACCAGCAGGATCAAAGAAGCCTATAGTTGTATCAGCTTCAGTAGTATTCAGTGCTGCAATAGAACCTAAAACGATAGGGTCTTGCGCGTCTGTGCCATCACGGAAGAATCCAACTATCCACGATCCCTCAACTAATCCATGGGGACTGCGACCGACACCAGATGTGCCTGAATCAGTTGTAGGCATCATTATAGTTGCCCATGGAAGGTCTTCAGTGGGCAGTAACTCCTTATTTGGAGTATGATAACCAAAGGCACGTATACGTACTCTGTTTAAATAGAGAGGATCTGCTCGGTCTTCCACAACACCATGAAACCAAACAAACTTTGTATCCATAAATTTATTCATCGTTTGTGCACCGAATCGCGACGTACCTTCACTTGTGTAAAGTAACCAAGACTATTAAAGGTATGTGTGCTTGACACTATTAGATAGCGTCCAGACATAAACTCATCGTTCTGTCTTCCTGCTCCTTCTACCTGTCCTGTCTTAGGAAAGTTTAAATTGATTATAGATCCGGGTTTTAATCGCGAATCACCATATAGTTTAATTGAATGCTCTAGCTGTTCTAAATTAGAATAGACTGATCTCTTTGTTGCTTCTTTATATGCACCGAATTGATGATAGTTTATATCGCCAGTCTCTGCCATGGCAAGTGAGTTCTGGTTTATAAAGATATTACTTGTCTCTTTGAGTGTCGTAGGACCTACACCAGATACTGTAAACGATCTATTCCAGACTGGATCTGATTCCTCCCCATCTATAAGTGGGACCTTGTCTTCATAGGCATTAAAATCTATTCGCTCATATGTCTTATTTGATATATCGAGCTTATGCGTACGCGTAACATATGATCCATTCTTCATAGACTTATATGGAGAAAAGCCTATGTTTGATGCTGATTCGAGTATACGTAGTCTCTTTTCCTCAAATGAACCTTCTGTCTGTGACTCTTGTGTATAAAAATAACCTTGGGAATAGTTATCAACTATGTCAGACGTAATCATTTTATTATAAGAGTTTAAAACAAATGCAGAGTCATGAAAGGTCTGATATGTAAAAAGTGGCGAACCATTAGGAGTCATACTCTTCTGCAGTACATTTGATATAGCATCGGAATATGTTAGCTTAGGCGGAATAAACTTCATTGTGCCTAGACTCTGTGTCTCTTGCTTATCTATTGTTACCCCTACTTGTCTGTATAGTTCTTCTATTATCTCAATAGAGGTACCAGATAAAGGAGAAGAGATACGGCGAAACTTAGATACTAGTCCAAAGGGAGTAATGCATCTTATACGATATGTAGCAAGATCTGGTTTAGGCTTACCGTATATAGGTATATCAAGAACATGCCAATCATTTTGTATGTCGATTGGGGGAGAACTCTTATCATTCTGCTTACGCACAACAGATACTATCTTTTCATTACCTGATATGTTTAAATCTTCAAAGAGTGATATACCGTCTGATATATCAAATTCTGCCATAAGAGTTTGTTGAAAGATTGATTCATATACTCTCATTGATGTAACAAGCTGTGATATGTCTCTTTCTTTACCGTTTGCTCCCTCGATCGTTACTGTTAGCCTAAAAGAATCAGGCGATATAGCAGAAAGATCTGTAGGATGTAAACCTTTTTGGAGGGGCATATTCTACTCTTAAGAATTAATGAGTTTGCGATAACGAGTGGCAAAAGTATCTATAGCAGCAGGATTAATAACCCTAATTGATAGCTTAGCTTCGTTTACCTCTACCTCGTGCTCAAAGTTAGTCACAGGTAACTGGTTATCAGAGACGTTAAAGTTTAAACGATCTATTTCTCTTCCCTGTGAGTCTACATAATGATGTGGCGCATCCTTTTCCTTTGTAATAAAATGGTTAAATTGTGCGCCCTTTGCAAATGCTAATTCAGAAGTTAGAGTAATAAAGTCTTCGTTTATAAACGTACCAGTAACATTGGAAAGTATAAGGCTGTTTGTAGAATAATTTATTTTTGCTATCTTACCAGTTGCATCTGATGTAAGACCCTTAACAGTCTCTCCTATTACGAGAGTAGGATAATTATATAGATGATGTGAATTACTTGATACCCCAAGCTTAGATTCCAAGGTAAGAGCAGTACGGAAGTAGGTCTCATCGACAAAGTTAGCTAATTCCTGGGAAGACTTAGGCCATTCATGTAATCCATTGCTTAGATCCTCATTGACTACAAAGAATGTCCAATAGTATGCTGGAGTACCATATAGCTTCATTGATACCTGATCGGGTCTTGCCCCGTCATTTACCTCGAAGTAGCGATAGGCATTTGCGTTATCCATCTCGCTTAGATATGCACGAACATTACGACTTATATCAATAATAACGTTCTTTTCGTCTGATTCTTCATCAAACTGATACTGAACTAATGGGAACGATTTAAAGAAATTTAGCATTAAGCTTACTCCGGCACATCAGCACCAATATCATTTTTAGTAAGAACACGAGTCTCTTGGAAAGTAAGAGATACGCCTACCGATATAGGTGCACCTCCATCAAAATGCATATGGGCACTTTCATTAAAATTAGTCTGAAGATTAGTTAGGTTGCACTCAAATATTCTAGGATAGTATGGATTCTCCTGACCATTCTGTGTATAGAACTTAATTGAGAAGGTAGAGGGATAGGTTAGAATGTAAGAACCTACTCCGGCCTCTGGATACATTTCAGAGCGAAAGAATTCCTGGATCTTACGAATCTCATCTGACTCAGATGGATCTTCTGCAACAAGGGAGAAGTTAAAGCTAAACGAACGTAGTGTCATATTCTGAAATGCTACAACAGTATTAGGGTTAGTAGCTACACCTTTAGACATACCATACATATCAGAAAGGTTCTCAGCTCCAGGTACTAAATTGCCTAGACCAGAATCTTTTGCTATTTTTAAACTCATCATGGATCGAAGATCAGAATTAGATCCTTCACCATTGATCTGTTGGTTTGCTTGCTTTGCTATCTCTACACCAGACCTACCTGATTGAACACCTTCCATAAGCTGATTGCCAATTGGTCCCATATCCATAGACCCAAAACCAGCACCGTCTGAAAAAGAAACACCTGGCGGTTGATATAGAGTCACGTGGCCTCGAGGCTGTCCTCCACCACCGTACTTATAGCGGTTAGCGGTTATTCTCATAAAAGGGACGTTGGCTCCGGCCAGATGAGATGGATATATGTATTCGCGAGGCATATCGTGACCTTATAAATAAATTAGAAGTACTCTATCTATTTATGGTGTTATGGCAAAGACTTATAAAGGCAAATATAAATTAAAGAAACCCGAGAAGTATCTGGGTGATCCATCCAAAGTAACATATAGGTCTTTATGGGAGCGCCAGGCTTTTCGCTGGTGTGAAGACCAAGATGCAGTTGTCGGATGGTCTTCTGAGGAAGTAATTGTTCCTTATATCTGTAGGACTGACAATAAGCCTCATAGGTACTTTATTGATTTAAAAGTAAAATTCTCTGATGGAAGAATAGTCCTTGTAGAGATTAAACCTAAATCACAATGCGCACCTCCTAAGAAGCCTGCCAGACAAACTAAAAGATATATCTCAGAGGTCATGACCTTTATTAAGAATGAATCAAAATGGAAAGCTGCTGAGAAGTACGCATCTAACCGTGGATATCATTTTGAGATATGGACAGAAGACACCTTAAAATCATTAGGAATAAGACTCTTGACTGGGTAGTATATCATCCCTCCTCAGAGAAGACTCTCTTATTATATCATATATTCATAGGAATGTAAACAAAATAGCATAAATAGTACTATGGCAGATTCTCTATTCGACAAGTATCAAGCGCAAGCTTTTAAAGCTGGAATAACTCCACGTACAGATAGTTCTCGTGCTTGGTTCCAGGATAAGCTTAAAACAATGCAAGGTGTAAGCCGTCGTGGTCTTTTAAAAGATCCGAATGTAATAGAACGAAAACGTTTACGCTCTGGATCAATGTACATGTATTTCTATGATCCTAAGAATCGAGAGACCTTACCGTACTATGACGCATTTCCTTTAGTTGTTATGGTAGAAGCAGCACCTGGTGGATTCTATGGCTTAAACCTACATTATCTCCCACCGCCGCTTCGCGCTAAGATGCTCGATGGTCTTATGGATATAACAAACAATAAGAGATACGACGAGTCAACACGTTTTAAACTAAACTACAATCTATTAAAAAGTGTATCTAAATTAAAATGGTTTGCTCCTTGTTTTAAAAGATATTTATATAAGCATGTAGAAGGACAAGCTGCTATGGTACAGGCAACAGAATGGGAAATAGCAGTGTTCTTACCAACAGAGCAATTCCGTAAATCAGGCAAGAGAACAGTCTGGAAAGACTCAAGACAAAAGGTATAACAATGATTTTTGATTCTCCAGTCCAGGATTTATCTTCAAGAATATCAGAGCGTGGCGGATTAGCCCGTCCTAATCTTTTTGCTATTACGTTTAATGGTCCAGCTTCTATTAATCCAGATATGTTTCTTGTTAACGCTATATGCGAGTCTGCATCATTACCTGGTCGCTCTATATCTACTAACGAACATGTAACCACTAAGCATTCTACTAAAACACCTTATACGTTTATAAACGACGATGTAACTCTTACCTTCTTAGTTACAAATGATTTTTATATTAAGAATCTATTTGAGAAGTGGATGAAGCACGTTATAAACGACGAAGACGGTAAGATATACTATAAATCGCAGTATGCCTCTGATATGACTATAACAATGCTATCTCTTGATGGCAAAATGGTACACAGGGTAAATCTAGAAAAGGCATTTCCTATCTCATTTAGTGCTATGGAGCTATCTAATGCTGCTGAAAGCCAGGTCATGAAATTTACTGTTACAATGACCTATGATAACTTTAAAAGTAACACTACATACTTCACTTTGGCATCATCATTAGCAGAGTTTAAGAACTCATTGTCATTCCCTAACCCACTTATGCCTTCACTCCCCTTCTTCCCTTTTGGCGATTTGGGAGATCAGGCTGAAACACTTCTAGCAGGTTTAAAATCAGAATTAGCTGGAGAGATGACAACTGCTCTTAACTCTATTACATCACAAATTCGAGATAAGATACTTGGTAATTCCGCATCTATAACAATACCATATGAAGGATCACTTGGATCTGTTATCTCACAAATATCTGGAAAGGTTACAAATATATTCGGTGCTGGTCTAGGAGGAACGGTTAATGAAGCAGCAAGTACTGCATCACAAGCTGTTATCTCTCGAACATCTTCAGCCGTTAAAGGTTTATCTGGTTAATCGTTAGACGTGTAAGTTATATAATTATTGGAGAATATTATGGCATTACCCAAGCTGGTCGCAGCTAAATATAGTTTAGAAGTACCGAGTACAAAGGAGGTAGTAGAATATCGGCCGTACTTAGTTAAAGAAGAAAAGATCTTAATGATGGCGTTTGAGACAAAAGACCAGTCTCAAATGATATCAGCTCTTCGTGATACAATCGCAGGTTGTACAGAGGGTAAAGTAAAGGTTGATAACCTTACTATCTTTGATCTAGAGTACATCTTCCTTAAGCTTCGGTCTAAGTCAGTGGGAGAGACATCTACCCTCGGTATTAAATGCTCAGACTGTTCTAAGACAAGTCAGGTGGAAATAAATTTAAACGACGTCGAGGTTGAAGGAGATATTAAACCATCTGCCAAGATTGAGCTAACAGATACAGTTGGTCTAATGGTTAAGTATCCGACTGTTAAAGGGTTATATAGACAGCTTCAGAAGAGCAATGATACAGACTCAGCAATGTCAGCTGTTATCTCTTCAATTGAATCTATCTACGATGCTGAGAACGTTTATGCATCAGAAAATGAAACGGATGAGAGTCTAATGGAGTTTATTGATTCATTAACTTCTGATCAGTTTAAAAAGGTTACGTCGTTTTTTGACGATATGCCTAAGCTTAAGCATAAAGTATCTTTTCAGTGTCAAAGCTGTAAAGTAAAGAATGATATTGAGATCGAGGGCTTACAGAATTTTTTCTCGTAAGTCTTTCTCATGATTCATTGGAGAACCATTATAAGACTAATTTTGCATTAATGCAGCACCACAAGTACTCATTAACAGAATTAGATGATATGCTACCTTGGGAAAGAGAGATTTATATTATGTTATTACATCAGTATATCGAAGATGAGAACCAAAGAATAAAACAACAAAGTCGATGAGAGAGACGGTAATGGCTGAAGATAGTTTAAGTAGTCAACTAAAAGAGGTTACAGATCAACTTGCCGCTGCGACAGATGAGCAAAGTAGGATCTCAAAAGCCAGAGAGTCTGCAGAGGGGAAAAACAACAAAAAGAAATTGACTAATCAGCTTAGAGTGCACTCTAAAGAACTAGAAGCATTAAATAGTACTAAGAAAATGCTAAGTGATAAGTTAGCTAATCTTACTGGCCTTCCAAAGCTTGTGGAAGACATGAAAGTAGAAAAGAAAGATACTTTAGCAAATAAGACTGTTGCGCAGCTTGGTAATAAGCTTGAGTCTTTAAATGGGCTATTATCATCTACTGATAACTCTAAGGCATTACTGAAGTCGTTTGAAGAAACATCAGAGCGTTTAGAGAATCCTGATATAAGCTCTGAGGAAAAGGATCTATTGCTTAAGCAGATAGAAACAATTAAATCATCTGCAGACGACGAAGAGACTATTCGCGAGAATCGAAGACTATCAGAAGAAGGTAACTCTCGCCTGCTTCAAATGTCTAACGGTCTTGATAATGTAGGGGATAAGTTTGATAAGTTCTCAGATAACTTTAAGAAAGGTGCAGGACTAATTGGCGCTCTTGGTGCTATTGGCCTAATGCTATTCTCTCCGGAAACATTATATAAGATAATTGATTCTGTTATTAACTTCTTTGATGGTATGTACAAGACCATCCAAGCTATTATTGGTGGCGATTGGGAAACAGCAAAAGTCCTTATAGGAGAAAATATTAAAGGTATAGGTATTGCCTTAGCAGGATTCTTTGCTATATTTGGCGGATCTATTATACGAGGATTTTCTTCTTTACTAAAAATGGCTAGATCTTTTGGTCAAACCTTGGGTAAGGTCGGAAAAATCTTTGGAAAAATCTTTCTGCCCTTTACAATTGCTTTGGGTGCATTTTCTGCTATTACTGGCTTTATCGAAGGATTTAAAGAAGGTGGTTTAATAGGTGGTATCCAAGGGGCGATAACAAACCTATTTGATAATCTTGTTGCTGTTCCCCTCGATTTTATTAAAAATATAGTATCCTGGGTATTGGGTAAGCTAGGATTTGAAAACGCTGCAGAGATGCTAGAATCATTTTCATTCTCTGAATTGTTTACCTCAATGTTTGATAGTATATTCGGAATTGTAGGTTCAGCAGTTGATTGGGTAAAGGGAGTATTCTCTAACTTTGATATTGCTGAAACAATGCAAGCCCTATGGGAAGGACTAGTAGGTGAAGGTGGCTTATTTGATATACTCTTTGCTCCTGTTGATATGGCTATTAACTGGATCATGGGTATGTTTGCCTTTGAGACACCAGAAGAAAGTTTCTCCCTACGCGAAATGATTGGCGGTGTAGTTGATAATGTTATAAACTTCTTTTCAGAACTGTTTGACTTCCTCCCGTCTCTCGACGAGATCAGTGCTAAACTTAAATCTATACTGCCGTCCTGGTTGGGTGGTGAAGAGCCTGAGTTTAACGTTGCAACCGCAAACGACGAACAACTAAGAGCTCAAGCAAAAGATAATGCAGGATTCTTTGGAGATGAAGACAAAGAATACAATAAGCTAGTAGAACAAAAGAAAGATGCTATAGCTACTATAGAGACCAGAACGAGGTCAATGATTAGAGGATCTGATGAAGACCAATCTAATAATCTTATACAAGGCAGTGAACCTACCCCTCTAGCACCTCGTATAGAGCCCGCTACGACACCTGGAGCAGTACTCTCATCTACTAATACTATGATGGACAATAAAGCGCAAGCAGCTGCACAAACTAATATGACTATTATTCAAGCTTCAAGCGGTGGAGGTGGTGGTAGATCAGGTGGCAACATTAATTCAGCTACAGCTATAACTAATAATATATCACAGGGTATATCAGCTGACGACCTTCAACGTCTGGACTTTATAAACCCCTTCTAGCCACACATAAAAAAGGGAGACCGAAGTCTCCCAAAAAACGCTAAGTTCTTACCCTTGCGTTGCTAACTTCTGAAAGTAACTTAATGTATCCTCTGTGTCATCATTATCAACAGAAGCTTGAACCGGAGCTGGAACTGGAGCCGGTTCTGCTGACCATGGGATTGAATCAGAAGATTCGTCCAATGAGATAGATTCTGCAGTAGTCATAACTTGTGCTTCACCCAATACTTTGTTTAGGCGTTGCTTAAGTTCTTCATAGGTCTTATAGTTCTTAGGATCCATAAAATCCTGTAGACTATATAGCTTATTATAGATTGCTTCGATTTCAGTTTCATCTTGAGAGATTGCTGACATGCCATCAAATTCTGACTTGTCATAGTTAACCCAACCATCTACCTTACGAATCTTAATCTTAAAGTTTGCACCTTCCCAGAAATCAAAAGGATTAACTGGTTGCTCGTCTGCAAACTGAGGTTGCATAACATCCATAACTTTATCAAAGATCTTTTTGCCAAACTTGTAAAGGAATACTTTACCTTCGTTTTCTGGCTTAGAAGGATCTGAGATAACTTGAATATTCGCTACATAATGTAGACGACGCTTACGATCGCGAGCGATCTGCTTATCCTCATCCCTGCCGGTATTCCAAAGTACAGTATTCATTTCAGATACTGGATCTTGTTGTCCGATCGAGGTGAGTGAGCTTTCGATGTACCAAAGACCACCAGGACCTTGGAAGCCGTGATCCCAGTAACGAACCCAAGGGAGTTCTTCACCGGATGGGGCAGGTAAGAATCGAATTACTGCATAACCATTACCTGCTTTATCAGATGTTGGCTTCCAGAATCGATCGTCTACATAGCTTTTAGTTTGTTGTTGACCAGATCCAGCTGATTCTGCTGCTGCAGTAAGAGCTGAGATTGCTGATGAACGGTTACGCTTGAGGTCTGCGAATGACATATTATTACTCCATATAGTTTGTATTAGTATTACTGAATTATCCACTTTCCCATAATATAGACTACATTATACCATACTTTTGCTATGATGTAAACACCTTAAGAATAATTTTTTTCATTCTTTCAGGGTTCGCCATAACAAAAGGGGTATACTTACGAATCTTTCGTGAGATGTCAGGCCACACGATAGTTTCCGTAATTTCTTTATCAGCCTTATTCATAAAGCCGACTAATTTATTTATTATAACAACTGTTTCTAATGATATCTCATCCTGCATGTATTTTTCTACAATCTTAGGATGTACATCAATCTTAAACAAGTCGTCAAACGAGCTTATCTCCTCTGATAGTTTATATAGGTCTTGCTCAAAGATATAGCCAAGACTTTCGTTTATCCTAATCCAGTCATCATAAGGACCTTCGTTTGAGATCATATCACCTATCCACTTATTGTCTTTAATGAAGTGGGAGATGTAATAGAACTTTAACTGCTCTGCTGTTTCAAACCTTTTACCAACTTTAGCAAAGAAATACTTATCCTTTCTTTTCCAAAAAGACTGTGGCTTAGCAGACGTTTTGTAGTTATACTTTACTGCATCGTAGCTATCACTTTCGAAGTGTAGCTTAATAGCTTGATATAGACTGAAGGCTTGGAAAGGTTCCATTTGTCTCATATAGGAAGCATGGTTGTATTATGAGAGGGAACCTTTACTAAATTTACCCTAGCAGCTTCTGCCTCAATCTTAGAGTATAAAGAGGGAGAGATAAGCCGACCAGCTTCTTCTGGAGGGAATTGGTGGTTCTCACAGACTTGAACACAGGCGTCAATGTAGCTACTCTCTAAGCCTTTTGCCATCCTGTTTTCTACTTCCTCTGAAAACCTTTTCTTAGTTAAGATTTTAGGTTCTATCATACAACGCCTCGTCGGACAAGCTCTTTTCGAACCTTATTCTTCATCTTAGGCTTTGCTGAATTAGACTCTAATACGTCTTGCAGGGCTTTAACAGATACCCCGGACATGTAGGTATGAGATCCTACTTTAACACCCCCAACCCTCTTATATGTAGACGGTTTAAACTTCGTTGGCATAGCTATACTCCTCAGTCATTAGTTCCATTTATAAAATCTATGATCGCCTATATCATCAATGTAAGCGAGTGATGATGCCCAATCAGGTTTTACATAGCGTGCATGATAGTGTGTTGCACCTTTTGTAATGTCCTGATTAGTATACCAGAGAACAATAGCTTTCTCTGTTATATACTGTACATACTTATATGCCTTTCTATCTTTGGGTCTATCGGACTTACCGTCGCAATACCAAGAGAACTGGCATTGGTTAAGCAGTATCCTACCCAGTCTATCATACTTAGTTTGCTTAATAACCTCGCATATTGTAGAAGGATAACGACTATCTTGGGTTCTATTTAAAGTAACCATGGCAACTGCCATAATAGCATCTTCGTTCTGATTCCTAGCTTCATAATAGCTATTTAAAACTAAGCATTCAAAGTCTTTCTCTACGAATATATCAGTAGCATAGACAGTTTCATAAGGTGTGTGTTTTTCTACTACCTCAGGAATTACAATTGGCTCAGCTTTTACAGGGGTTGAATAATCCCATCGAGCTACAACTGCTAAGAGTCCGATACACGTAACAAGACACAGTCCTTGTTGATTCGCCCGTTGGGTTCGCTTGTCTTTGTAGTTAATTTTTGCCATTCGTTATCAATTTGCCTCGGTGTTTTAGACTGTACAATTGATAGGAACTCGTCTGGTTTACGTAATCTAACCTTACGTGATCCTCCCGCGAAGTTTTGCAATGAAGTCCCTTTCACTTCAAAGCCATTAACCGATTCACTTATGAATTCAGTTAACTCTCTGGTTTTAACATTAAATACATATAACCTCATAGAGCCAACAATCTGTATAGGGAATATTGAAACAATTTTAAATTCATTATTCTCTTTGCAGTAGTTTAACTTACTTACTTGCTTATCAGCAGCTCTAGGTTTCTTAATACGAGTCTTACGAACTGCCTTAGCTGCACTCTTAATCTTATCAAGATCAGATAGCATAGCTTCGCAGGTCTTAATCCGTTGCTTAAGATTAGGCTTAGAGACATGTGAATACGCCTCGCTAAGCTGCTCACACGTTCCGCTATAAGCTTCTGTGTACTCATCCAACCATACACTAAGGACCTTACGAACGTGATCAGCAGCAGAGCCAGATAGGCCGTGTACCTTAAACTGGGTATAGAGATCGATAGTAGCTTTATTGTCACCATCTATCCACTTATCTTCAAGATCAAGAATATCCTGCATAACTGTATCGTTAATCTTATTGATTAGTCTTTGCTGAGGACTGAGTGTTACTACGTTTGTTCCAGCATTATCTTTGTTCTCAGCTTTTTCCTTAACAATAGATTGACCGATTTCAATAATGCTGGTATAGTAATCCTTAACAATATTAAACCAATTAGCATATGGTTCAGGATAAGGCATATTCTTCTTAGCCCAAAATATACACGATGCAAAGTGTGGATACATCGTAAAGTGATATTCGGGATTAGCTAGAATAGCCTTTGCTTCTTCTTTAGAAAAGGTTTCTTTGATCCAGGGCTTAACAACAGAAGATATTTCTTTTACTTCTATTTCATAGTGGAAGTACCACTTAAGCTTATAGAAATCAACAATGGTCTCAGCAGCATGGATTCCAGTCTTAGGTCTTACCCTGACTGTCTTCTTTAATTGCTTTTTACCTATTGCCATAATAACCTCCTTTTGTTAATAATAAAATCATTATATCACACTTTTCTAAAAAAGTAAACATATTTATGGAAGTAGAAAATCAAACGTCTGAACTGAATCAACCTTAAAAGAACGCCAACCGGATTTGTTTACATCAAAGACCCGAATAACTTCTTCCGGCCAAGCTGTAGATGAATCCTTAGGCTTCATTGTATCTGGAATAGCATTCTCATTTAAAGTGCATGCCATTTCGCGAGATTCCCCGTTTACCTTAGTAAACTTAACTACGCACACCTGATCACGTAGCATTTCAATCATTTTATTGCGGTTCATTAACTTCTCCTCATTGTTGCATAATCTTGCGGATTATCTCCCCTTCCGACAGGGACGAGATTTGATTTGTGCATTGTTGCGATTCCTGTGACGTAGTCACCGGAGTACTCTGTTCTTCTTGGCTTTGCTGTTGCTGCCGCCGAATGTTCGAGTTTGCTGCTGACTGCACTTTCATACTTCTGTTCCTCCTTGCGATAAATCGGTTTCGGGACATAGGGTATAAACTCCTTCTTATTTGAATTAACCGTAAACAACTTCTTACGTTCCTTCTCAATCTTTTCTTGGCGGTGAGCTTCCATTCTTGCTTCTTTTAAGCGACGAGGTGTAGACATTATAGTCCCAAGGACCCACGCAGATGAAATCTGCCTTTGGGCTTAGTAGGTATCTCAACGCTAGCATCTAAAGTAATAGCTTCTCTCAATTCAAAATCTAGGAGATCAGAAGCTTCTGGAAACCTAGATTCAAATTCATCCATGGTCATAACCTCAATAGGAAACTCTTTCCAGTTAACGGTATTCTCGATATTAGGTCCAGCAACATAAGCCATAGCGTCCTGGCTACGGGATAATCCTTTAACGATATACGTTGATCCACCCTTAAACTTCCAGTAGGCATTGCCCGAAGAGAATTCCCCGTCGGTGGTATGCGATCCGTAGTTTTCAAGGATCTGTGTTGTTACAACAAATGTTTCCATATTAATTCCACTCATTATCAAATCTAGTAGTTTCGCGATATATCTCACCAACAACAGAATCTGCGATTTGGCGAGCAACCTTTGGTTCAAGATGGTTATAGTTTTCGTCAAGCTCCTGTATCTCTTTCTCTGCCTGACGCTCTTGCTTAGCTCGAATGCGATCGATCTTCTTTTGGCAATCTTTAATAAACCTAGCGTTAGCCTTTTGCATAGTAGACTTAAATTCTGGATTGCCCTGAATCTTATGAACCGCATTCTTAATCATTTCGATCCTATTCATTATCGCCCCTCCCTCCGGCAAATGGCTCGAGGGTCTGGATCTATTTCCATTTGAAGAGAGTGTGCGTAATCTATCATATTGCACAGTGCTTTATGGGTTGTGAAATCACCCGCACCTTCTTCGACAAGATTTAAGAACTGCTTATAAGCAACGTTTATATCTGTAACCATTTTCTTATCAATATTCATAATTAAACCCCTAATCCAAAAATAATTCCCATAACCAAACCAACCGAACCTGCAATAGCTATTTCAGTAAGTACGTATTTAACCTTTTCCATAATCTTTGTCCTTTTCCTAATTTACGTGAGTATTATACACTAGAACAGGGGGTCTTG